GGAGTGCCGGAAGCATTGACATTTAAGAACAAAGAGTATCTTAAATCAACAATGGCACCGCACCTTAAAGGATTGAGCAACCCTGTTTATATAAATAAACAGAAAAATGGTGCTGAAGAACAAATAACGTTTATAACAGGGCAACTCTCTTTCATTTTTTATTTGCGTGGTTACCAAGGTCATTTTCATTGTCATGAAAAATGTGGTACCCAATATTTCCATTCGCATGGAATGTACATGCAAAATCATGATCAGTTTGAAGGTGATTGTCCTGTTTGCTACACAACTCCTAAACAAGTTGAAGCTCAAAAACATAAGAGTACAGTGTTAGCTCAAATTCTTTATGATGAATATGCAGAGAAAGAAATCTCAAATGATATTCAGAAACACATAGAAACCGGTAAATTCAACCAGGATGTTGATGAAATAGTTGCTCCTAAGAAAATGTTTATTGAAAAGGGAAAAACAAAAGATGTAGTTATTCCTGTGGTTGAAGGATTGGATCAAAAAATTGAGTTAAAGAAAACTGTAAAATATAGTGATTATTTTGGACCTTTGAAAAATGATTTCTTTTCTTCATTCAGGGTTAGTGTTGTTCATCTAATTTCGATTATAAATGCAGTTTATCCTTCTGTGACTTTGTCAGTTTTTGGACCAACAAACCATAAACACCCTATTGGTGCTTTTATGCGAACTATGTGTGAAACGCTTATTTTTAAAAGAATTATTTTGTTAATGGTTCCAACTGATCTTATCGTTGCGATAGGAAATAATTTTAAAAGAACGGCGAAAAAAGGATTTAAATGTTATAGTTGTAATTGGATTAATCCTAAAGATTTGGGTGATGTTGAGCGTGATCAGAAATATGAGAGGGATTTTGATAAATTAGATCCAGAAATGAAACAAGGGAATGAGCGTTGTAAGTGTGGTTTTCATGTTTGTCAACATTTTGTCGAACGTAAACCAAAGTTTTTTGTTTCTATTGACAGTGGTTACTATCCGGGCATAATTGAAAGGATTACAAAAATTTCAGAATTTGAAGATGTTCAATATCATTTTTCTGCTAATGTTTATCCTAAAACTAGTGGGGTTACACTTACTGCTGAAGGTGAATCTGGTTTTTGGACAACTCCCAATTATGTTGAATTTTCAGTTAATGGCAATGATATTCCTTACACTCATGATCATATAAAAGCTAATCCAGTTGATCGAATATATCTTGAGAATTATGATCAAGGTTTTTCTTATAAAATAAAAGAGGATAGATATATGAATACTGTTGTTGTTGATGCTTTTGATTTGGGTAATCACAAATATTGTGTTTTTAAAACGTTTATAACAAGTCAACCTTTGATTGGTGATACATTTGGAACAATGTTAAAGAAAGTTCGTCAACATACAACAACAGGAGCCTTAAATTTGTCTAATATGCCGAGGACAACCATTTCGTCTATAAGAACGAGCACGATTATAAATCCGACGGCGCGTCAAGCGTTAATAAATTTGTTTAGTGGGAAACCAGAAATATTAACACTTAATGATAGAATAACAGATGATTCAAGGAACTATCTTGTTTATGGGACCACAATTTATACGTGGCGTACAGATGAGTCAGTGTGGGATACGAGTCTTCAAAATATAAAATATACAATACATCTTAAATTAAGTATTGATGCTTTAAGAAAAGCCATATCAGCTATTAGTTATCAGTCTAATGCTTCAAAAGCTTATGGTAATTTTCGATCTTCGCTTCGTGATTCAATGGATTTAGGGATTGCTTTGGAATTTATTTTGATAGCAGAAGAAATAGCAGCTGCCATAAAGTTGACTCTTCATAGCACATTTGTGGAGAATGCCATGATTAATGTGGCAAACATGAATGAAGATGACAAGATTAAAGTTTTAAATGAATCCAAACCTGGAAAACTTATGTCTTTAGTCAATAAATTGCCTGAAATGATGGATAGCTGTGAAAAATTGTTAGATTCATACCAAGTTGAGGTTAAAACTCGGGAAAAACTAAATAAGCTCTCTCAATTTATGGATAAAGCTGGTTCGATTATTCAAAAAAGTTATAGTGTTCTTAATGATTCTCATCCTCATGCGGTTAGGGCTACAACTGAAATATTTGCAAATTTCTTTCAACATTTCACTACAATGACAAGAGCTGCAGTGATAGGTGCTGCCATTTCTGCGCCTTGGGAAACAACCAAGTATGCTGCAAGTACTCTTTCAGAATTTGTTCGTGAAAAATATATGCAATGGTTTGTTCGTCAGGCGTCAGAAAATCAACAAGTTTTAGGTCAAGTTCTTGCTGCAAATGATCTTCAACCAGCTCTTGAGCGGTCAGTGGAGAATGTTGGAGTTTTTGCCACTTTTATGAATGCCATTAGTTCAAAAGTCAAGTCAGCGGTCGAGTTGTTTAGACCTGTTGTTAAAATACCAGAGGTGGTTGAACAATTAGATAATAGTTTACAAATAGTTGAAAGTGGAAACAAACCTTATTCCTATGTGTTTGACGCTTTTAGTAAGATGAGTTGTGCTGTTAGAGCCTTTTTACCTGCCAAAGTTGACATAGTCAATAAAAATGATGTGAAAGATGTTGATAAGGTTGTCAGTCTGTTTGATGAAGCTGATTTTCAAATATATTCAACTGAAAAATCAGAAAAACAAAGGAATAAACGAATTAGAACAAAATTGGAAAAAGTTGCTTATGATGAAGATTATGCTTTTGCTTTTAAGGATAGAAGTCGACTTAGACGAGTTTTTGCGGATTTGGATGAGCCTAATTTTAAAAATATAAAAAATAATGCAAACATTTCGTTTGTTAATGATTTTGCAAATCCCGGGAGGAAGGTGGATTCACAACAAGAAAAATGTGAAAAACTTGGTTATGAATTCGATCGTGATGCCCTAGCAACTAAATCTCATGAATTTTATTCTGGTGTTAAAGGTAAGTTAGGTGAACCAAAAATTATATTAGTTGATTTTGCAGGTAGAATAGTTGAAAATGATGTTTATGAAACTGATTCAATAGCAACTATTTTTGCACAAACTGCCATTTCTCATAATGTCCAGCCTACTCAGTTGTTAATGACAATAGGTTGTAAAATTTTTAGTCTTATGAATCCCTATATGATTAACCGTATGATTTCTATGTCTTGGGCAGAAATTGGTATTAAGTCGGGAATGAAAGTAAGATTTGGTCTTAAGAAAGTTGGTGGTTCTAGTCCAAAGATTTTATTAGCTGGTTGTTCACCAAATAATGCTGATATTTTTGAAGAAATTTTGTCGAAAGTATTACCTGGCAAAGGAAAAATTATAAAAAGACCGAAAAATGATAAATGTAATGGTGGGAAGAAGCAGTATATAATTCAAAAAGGGCCAATATTTAATGGTAGTCTTTTGTATAGAAATTATCCTTATAAAATTCATGAATGCCCAAAAACACAACATGAAGCTGTGGCTAATCAATTTTCTTGTTTTGTGACACCAGATCAGCGGATAGTTGATGAATTAACACCAATGGTAGAAAAATATATTAAAGAATTAGATGCTGTTGATGATGGGAGTTTTCCGGAAGTAACCTCTTTTTTCGAAAATTACACTGGTATGCAACGATTGAATTATGAACACGCATATGATGAATATAGAGCAGGAAGGAAGTTTCATTCCGATGATTGCGATGCTCATGTGAAAGTTGATGAAAAGAATAAAATTAATTATAATTTTTATGAAAAAATAGGAGATGCAAAAAATATATACAGTTATCCTGTTAAAAGTAGAAATATTGCGGCTCAAAGTGATATAGCAAAGATTCTAATGGGTCCACTGGTTAAGAAAATAACTGATCTTGTAAAAATAGTTGATAAAGGCTTTGGTTCAGGTATGTCATTTGAACAACGTTCAGAGAAATTCACAGAATGGTGGGCTTGGAGACCAGACTGGAAAGTATTGTGTGTTGATGGTTCAAAATTTGATTCTACACAACATCTGGAAATAATCAATGCAATAGATGTTAAAATTATGACACATTTTTTAAATAGATATGCAGCCACGATCGGCATTGACATGAACCCTGATGATGTTCAAAAAAATTGTTAGCAGATGTATTCAGAATACAAAAATGGGG